TCACGAGTCAATTTGTTTATATATGATTTCGGGTGGAATAGCCGATATTTTCGAGAAGGCGAAAAGTTTCTTTCCCAAGTCTTTCAGCGAAGCGCCTATATGGTAGATTTCCCCATCGATGATTAGGAACCGATCGTGCGCCTTTGTGTATAACTTGACTTTTACAGGCGAATATTGAGCGTTGAATCGCTTGATGTCGAGCTCCAATTGCGGAGTGATCTTATCCGTATAAATCACCACCGATACCGATTTTCCTCGTTTCCCGAATAAAGTCAAGACAGACTCGTCTATGTAGTTGTCGAAAAGGACGATACTCTTTCGGGCTGACTTGACAAGATCGCAAACGAATTTGTAGGCGTCGAATATCTGGCCGGCAAAAAATATTCCCTCTATCGGCGGTAAGGAATGGCGGACAAAAAAATCTACTTGGTTACTGAGCCTTTGTATTTCGGAGTCATATCTTTGGAAACGGGTATCGATTTTGTCTTCCAATCTTTCAAACCGATGGTTTAAGGAATAACCTTTCAACATATAATCTTTTAGAACAGAATTTGCCCAACGTCTGAAAAGTGTAGCGTTTTTTGAATTTACACGATAGCCTACCGATAGAATAGCATCTAAGTTATAGACTTTTGTTTTATAGTTTTTTCCATCTGCGGCAGTTAGTTCCAAAATGGAACATACTGAATTTTCGTCTAACTCATTACTGGCAAAGATGTTTTTTAGATGTTTGGTTATAGCTTGCCTCCCTGTTCCGAACAGTTCAGATATCTGTTGTTGTGTCAGCCATACGGTCTCATTTTCTAAACGGACTTCCAGACTTACAGAACCTTCTGGTTGATATAATACGATTTCACTCTTTTGTTCCATCTCTGAATAGTTTTTGCAAATGTACATAAATAATTAAAAAACAGTGATGAACTTCTGAGATATGAGTTCATCGGGTATTGGTCTCGTCGTATCAATTCCGAACATCGTATTATCTACACGGTTCATGATGATATTGTGACCGTTTTTGTCTCCATGAGGTACTATTATGCAAAGTAAATTTATAGAAATTCTATTTTGCTTTTATATTGGCAAAATCAATGACTTGACGATTAGCAGTGTCTATTTTTTTCGGAATCAAAACCTGTATGAATGTCTATTAATGCGATTACCGGCCTACCATTTGCCTATTAGGCCCATATTTTTAAGACTGGATATAAAAAGAAAAACACTGATAATTAATTATCAGTGTTTTTATAAATCAGTCGGGGTGACAAGATTCGAACTTGCGACCACACGCCCCCCAGACGCGTTTATTTATATTATAATAATTTAATTATCAGTTTTATATTTGTCGTTTGTTTGTTATTTGCACGAAATTTGCACGGTTATTTTTGAAAAAAGCGAGAAGAAATTAGAAGTGACTATCAATTACAAGGAGCAGACAATCGAAATCATTTAAGTTTAACCAGCAGGGCGAAAACCCTATATAACACATAAGAGCAATGAAACATTCGTCTCGTGCGGTTTTATTTTCGCAATGTGGACGGGACGCTATAATTGTCCCGTATATTTTTATATAAATTAAAGAAAATCCCTTAGAATTTCTTCATCACTTAATTCATTAAAGCTCCTGTGATGATAGTCTAAGGAATAGCAAAGTAAATCCACAAATTCATCATGGGGCTTTGCCGGGAAACCGCACACTTCATCAATAAACGTGTCATTCCAATCCCCTCCAACAAGATATACCCTTCCGCTTTCCACATAAGGGGATGCAGCATTGAGTCTTGTTTCTTTGCTTTCTTTTGGAGAGGGAGTAGATACGACATTTAGATCGGTACTCTCATACAATTGGTCAATTACTGAAAGCCCGTTTGCTTTGGGTTCAATGCGAACGGAACTCCCTTTTCCGTAGCCATTATCTCGTACATAAGATGGAAGGAAACGACATAATTCGGGGAATTTCATATTAACTTTCTTGGCACATACAATGTATATGTTGTTACCAATCATACAAGAACCGAGTATACCTGTCGGGTCATTAGATGTTTTTTCCGTATACGCCGTATCGACAAAGAAAATTATAGGCTCGTCCATACGTTTCTTTTTGAAGTCAAACGCCGAAATACGACCGAACCATGCCTCTTTGATAATGTTCCCGCCTTCAATAGTCGGATGCTGTTGATATAACGCCGAAAAGAATCGCGGAGAACGTTTTTGTGCATCAAGAAGCCTTCCTAATGAATGGCGTTCTGGCCATAACGCTTCGCCTACCTCACGCGGATCAAAATCATTCCCATCATCAAGAGTCTCGCGTATAGCCGGGATTGAGAGCACCGTCCATTTATCGGCTTCTCTCTTCAATATGCGCCCAGCTAGGTCATCATCATGCCATCTCGTCATAATAAAAAGCTGCTTGCTCTCATTATGCAGACGAGTAAGTAATACGGACGTATACCAATCCCATACCCTTTCCCTATAAACAGGGGAATACGCCTCCATAGCATCTTTTACCGGGTCGTCAATAATGGCTATATCTACTGGCGTTCCAGTCAAAGAACCACCGACACCAACCGCCTTATAAAAACCTTTATGCCCCACCGTCTCAAACATATCCACATTGCGCAAATAACCTTTTACATTCGTCCTGACATTACTTCCATTAAGATAAGTATTGGGGAATATAGCTTGATACTCCTTGCTATCTATAATACGCTGAATAGAAAGCGAGAACTGTTCTGCAAGATTAGCACTATACGATGTACCAACGATTTTCAGATCAGGATTGCGCCCAAGAGCATACGCCGGAAAGGAGCGAGATATAATTTCCGATTTGCCATGCTGCGGGCTTACGAATACCATCAAATTCTTTATCTTGCCCTCCAAAAGTTTTTGGCAGTTGTCTGCTATAACCCTATGGAACCACTGTTGACTGTATTGCGGATTCATGTATGGGATGAACTTACACAAACGGTTTGGAGCGTCCATTCTCAATAACATCCGCTCCAACTCCAATTTCCTCTTAACTTGTGCATCAGTCAGTCTCATTCCTCACGCAATTTCTCCAAACGTTCTAGCTCATCTAGCATATCTTCACGGGACATTTCCTCTTCGGTCCTATTTATGTTCATTTCGGTCGGTGAATCAAACCCAAGCATCTTACAGATACGTTCAATAGCTTTTATTTTATCGTATAGCTCTATCTTCACATATTCAACGTCCACTATCTCCGGCTCATCGCTTGTGCCGATATTCTTCTTAAAAATCTTTGTGGAGATACTTTTTATTGCCGATTTTTCTTTCCGAGAAAGTTTTTCAAATTCTTTTCGCTCAATCCAAGTATTGTGCATATCAGCGATAGAAGAAAATGCTATACCGGACAATTCTTGAAGTATCCTTTCTTTGGTAATGTCTGATTTGCCTTTTTGTTCTTCTTGAAGTTCATTTACCCTTTGGGCTACCTTTGGGTTAGACAACAATTTGCAAGATTCTTCCCACACTTGTTTGTCTCTCATCTTCTCACATGAATAGGCACGACGATAAGCATCGGAAGCATTACCGCTTTCAATGTAATAATTGCAAAAGTTCTCTTGTTTGATTGTAAGTCCTTTCATGTTTTTTAGCTATGATAGGTTTAGCGACTGAACTGTTGTTAGCTTCCTCAGCGTCCTATTCAGTACTATCCACTGCAATGTAGCATCTACCAATTCCGCCATACCACCAAATTTGCGTGCCTTTCCAAGCTGTCAGATTGACCGCTACCAGCATAACGCATGGAATCGAACCCCACTCTTTGGCTGAAATGTAAAAATCTTCATTTTTTGTTCTTTTTACGGTGTAAATATATCAAAAGTGTATGAATTTCATGTATAATTCAACATTATTAACCTTAGAGGGCTATTATACGATTTACTAAATCAGTGAATCGTAAGGCGAAATTCCGTTTAAAGTAAAATCCCCATATCTTCACAAATAAATACATGGAGATTAATGTCTATTTATTGAGGGATCAAATTATCACTTCAATTTTCAACTTTCCGCCGAGACCACGCTCCATAACATCATATAAGGTTTTCAGAGTAATGTTCTCGCCATCGTTTTCCACTTTTGAAATGAAGGTGCACTTCTTATCTATCTTGCTGGGAAGTTCGGCTTGGACCATTTACTTTTTCTCTCTTACACTACGTATTTTAAACCCGATTCGCAGGGCTTCAAGTTCCCGTTCTATCTGGTCTCGTTCTAGTGTACCGACTTGACCGTAATATTCATTTTTGATTTGGTCTAATGTCTTTGTGTTCATTTACCAGTTTCCTTTCTTGTAAGCCAAAACTTATGTGTTTTATCCAAAAAAACCACATGAAATGTGTCTCCAACAATATGTCCAATGATAACCGCAGAACCATTTATATGTATTCTTGCCCAATTCGCATCTTCAGGAACATGTTTTGGATATTCGAACATCGTCTTATCTTTGGGAGGGAAAGAACCATATATAGCAAATTTGTCTCCGTCAACCTGCCCCATAAGTGGGGAACAACAATAACCTTTCAATGTTTCCATTGCATGACTTAATAGACCTGCTTGCTGCCAATCCTTAAAAGAAGAACCGTATTTTTGAGTGGTATCGAGATATTGGAAAGAAAGTTTAAAATTAGAAGCACGGTATGAGTCATTTACACTTTGTTTATTTTTAGCAAAAAACGTAGTTTTTTGTTTGCTTTTATATCCCGCCATTGATTTCTGTTTTATAGAACAAACGTGTAGTATCTTTTGAAATCAATTCGTTGCATTTATCGGCTTCAGAATATCCCTTACGAGCTTCTAGCCAAGGCTTTTCTTTGTGAGTGGCGGCTTCCAATTCTATACCAGTCCATTTAGAAAGGTCGCCTAATACAGATAAAATTAAATCTTGCTGATCTTGAGTAAGCTTCCCAAATTCTACATCTACATCTTCTCCTTCCTTCTTAGAATAGATAAGGTCACTATATAAAATAGACTTATCTTTTAAACTATTATACACTTTACGGCTAACAGGACCATGTACCCAAGCCTCGAATTGGTCCGTTACAAGCTCTTTATCAAAGTATGCAAGGCAATACGCATCGCAGTAAAAAATTAGTTTTTGTAGTTTTAAATGCGACATAGGTCCGTAGTGCTTCAAAATATAATCTGAAAATACCACAGAATCAATTTTTTGTAAGCTCTTATGCATTTTCATGTTTGAAACAATTTAGTGTCACAAATGTATTTTATAAACGACATATATACAAGCATAAATAGGTGAAAAGTATGTTTTTAACATATTAAACGGATAAATTGGTGAAAGATGTTTCCCCAAAAGTTGTAGCAGAAAAGATGAAAAGAAAGCGATGAAAAATTAATCTCACCGCTTTTTATATGCCTCAAAATAGACGTGTGTAAACAAATGCCAAATTAGAGTTGTACAAACATCAATTCTTTAAATCAAAGGAATTATCCGTATTTTATCGAGCAAGCCACAAACAAGGCCATAGCGCCGAATATGGCACTTGCTACTGCGATTATGGTAGTTATAATCCATTTCCAGTCTATGGGATTGCGTAAGTTAGGATTGGTGGCAAAATAAATTTTTCCATATTTCGTTATGCGGACATCTTCAAGTTCATGCCCCTCGTTCCATAGACCTTTGACAAGACCTAATCTTTCCAGCGAGTCTACGCACGAAATGAATATATGGTGCGGATAAGTGTTTGGGCAGACAATCCCGCTGCTGATTAAACGCAACACTTGCTTCTCCTGTTTTGATAGCTTGATTTGCTTCATGGTTGCCACTATTTATCGTCTTTCCTGAATGGATTGAAATCCGGGTCTTCATCTTCATAAATAATGCCGTCAAGGTACATATTGGTATTGGCTTCATCTTGCCAACGCTCAAACACGGCACGGTCGGCCTCGTCCCAGCCGGTGCGTTCTTCGAGTGTCATAGTAGCACGCTGGGCTTCGATATGCTTGATTACTTCTTTTTCTTGTTTCCTTTCCTCATCAATCTCTTTAATTACTTCCTCGATAGAAGAATAACAGGATTTGGCATAGCAGCATTCTGTACCGCCATAGATAAAAGTAACGGTTTTTTCCGTTTCGCCGATTATTTTATATTTCTTCTTCATTGCTCTACAAGTATTATTCTATAAGTGCCATCTCCTTCTATCCTACGTTTCTTAACCAAGAACTTAGTTCCTTTGTCAAACAGAATTTCATGTTGATTTTCAAGTGTAAATATACCATTAAATTCTGATATTTTGCTGATATTGCGTCCGTTTTTGCTTTGTATCTCAAAGATTACACGCTTGTGACTCTTGGGTATTCCGGCATGTGATATGAACTTCATAGGTGTATCCATGTAAAGGCTGGACGAAATGAAACCCTTATCGGACACTACATCGCCGATATGGTCAAGGAACCGTTCTTGAAGTTTCTTTATGCTCATGGTCTCTCCACGATAAACAACACCTTCATATTTGGGGAGCCTTGATAAGGCTTGACTTATCAGACGGCTTGCCACGTCCACATATTCATCTTCCGTTCCATTGCGTAAACGGCGGTTAATTTCACGACTAGTAGCCCTCTTGTTGCCAGAGGAGATGGCTTGGGTATAGGCATTGACCGCAGCTTGCTGCACTTCGGGAATATGCGGATAGATCTTGTTGTAATACTCTACACGGCTCATAGCAAGATTTGTCCTGCGCTTTCGAACAAAGGTTTTCTCTGTCTTGTTATAAACATTTACCTTAAAGTCCTCACGAATATATTTATCATTATCACGAATAAAATAAGGTGCGCTGTCCCAACTCTTTGCTCGCTGTATATTTTCGTTTATCCACTTTTTGAAAGCGTCCGGTACGTCTTTAACTTCGTTCACGCTTGCTGTCGTGGCTTCACTCCGACCGTCCCATTCCCAAAATTCTTCTTCGGTTTTTAGAATGGGTATCTTGTAACACCGGCAAAGGGGATGCCAACCGGTCCATTGGAAGTCTTTCGGGTACTTCCCAGCTAGTATATCGCAAATGTCTTGGAAAGGCTTTCCGTTGCAAGTATGGTTGTTGCTCAACTTGATTTCATACCCCACCACGAAGTCCATCTGCTGCCAGCGTAGGTTTTCAGCTTGACGGTATGCCATATTGATTTCGGAAGCAGCCAAACGGATAGAACGATACTCGCAATCCATTGCCCGTGATGCTTTTCCGAACCTTTCCTTGTAATCTTTTTGTAGTTGCGGGAAATCGAGCAGATATTTGGAGATTTGCTTGCTTAATGTAATTGCACTCGTACCTTTTTGAATGGCACATGATATGGCTTCTTCAAGTTCCTGTTTATACAGAGTCGATTGATTCCACAACTTATCTGATATGGTAAATCCTTTATCCTTACGTTGCTGAAACGCTTTCAATGCATCATTATTGGGCTGGTATAGGATTTCGTATTTCTCCTTTCCTATGGTTGCGCCATAAGTTTGCAATACTTTGTTGGCAAGAAGATCTTGAACTTCGTTGCTGTTTTTCCATTCTTCAGAAGTTCCACTATATATTACAGATCCGATGTCCTCAACGAACCGTTCTTGTAAGTCTCTTATCCGTTTCCTTGTTTGGGGATAATCCGACCACATAAACGTCCTATCACTATCAATGGTAAAATCGGTAATTCCGACTATTTTAGCCGCCTCTAAATTCAAATCCTCGTATATGGATTCCACAAGCATGACGTACTTGGCGAGCCGTTTATTCAGCTCGCCGTACTTGCGTTTCTGATTTGGAGTTTTTGGCTTTGCCATTGCGTATTATTTATTTTCAACCCTGTCAGGTGCTGGCATTTCCAATAAACGAATAGCTTTAATTGTTTCTTTACCCTCTAGTATTGCTTTACATAAGCGGTGGTATCCATCGGCGATTTGTCCTACATCATCAAGAATAATAGGATATTCAAGAGAACATTGATTCACTCGTTTGCACTGAAATATAAAACTATGAAGTTGATTACACTCAAACGGCTCTGCTGTCAAGTCAATATTCCATAAGGGCATATCAAGTATAGGGTATTCTTTTACTTTTGCAAAGTCATAGAGTGTTTGGGCTGTCCAAATTTTATCTCCACGGTGGTATTCACTTTCAGCGAAAGTCATATTATCAACTGGAACTTTCATTTTACTGTTCTTTCTTGATGTACACTTTGATTTCACCTCTCACATGGATCTCGTCCCCAACCTTGCAGACTGTATATTCAATCAAATCTTTTTGATTGATGGAGTTGATGATTGACTTGCGTATCTCATTCTTGGTTTCACAGACAAGCATTTCAACAGCCTTACGGTTGGACCACCCTTCGTCAACTTTCTTCTTCTTTCGGTAATCCTTGATTTCTTTTTTAGTCAGGACAAGGCAGACGCCAAGCTTCCTTGCTTCGTAGTTATCAACACTTTCAATATTGCTCAATCTTTCTTGTGGATTGATTTTATAAGATAACTTAATGAGCCACATTGATATTCTTTTTCTCATAATGTTTCAGTATTTAAATTGCTGACTCTCCGAATATATTATCGACCCTGCTTTGTGAAGTGATAGTCTCCTCTTGCCGTATCTGTTCCAATGTAGCCTGCGCGTCATTGCTATAACCTGCCTGTTGGATAGATTCAAGCTGAGACATGACTGGTTTTCCTCCATTAAGTTTCAATAAGCGATCTGCTGTGGCATCTTCATCTTGTTGTATGAAGGGGGTAATGATATGTTCAATCTCTATATTATCAATTTCGCTTGCCCATGATGTGTTCATGTGCTTCAAAAATTCTTTGATGACACTTGCCTCACGTTCGAAAAGCTCAATCCATGAGCCGCTTTCGTCTCCAACCTTTAAGTGTGCGTCGGTCAAAAGCATTTGTCTGGCATCGTAACCTATGTTCCCCAAAGACTTCATGTTGTCAAAAGAAACGTCCGGCATCTGCGATTGCATCCAATAGAGTTTAAGCAGGGTTTCCACATGATACTTCAATGCTTCGATAGATTGCGACCATGATACATACGATACGTCTCCATTATATTCCACACGGTAAACTCTACGGCTTTCTCCTTTATCTTCTCCACCTTTTATACCACCGGCTATTTTCAAAATTGGTGCTGAATTATAGGCAATCACGTCGGAGTTACGAGAAAGTGTATATTCCAATTCTTTGCGAATACGAGTTAATCCGTGGTATATAGGAACAGGTCTAAATGCGTATGCACCGGGTATTTTCATTAATCGTATTTGTTCAACAGTACCGACAGGTTCCCAACCTTTACCATTTTGTTTCCATTTATAATGTTTGTCCGATGTGTATGTCTCAAAATAAGTAATTACTTCGTCCTTTACCCTTTTGGTGTATTCAAAGGACATTGCAAGCATATCGTCAAGCTCGTCGATCAATGGATATAGTTTTACTCCCTCCATTGGCGAGTATGTCTTGCATTTTAGCTTATACTTACTATTAAAACCATATAATGTATTGGTCTTTTCTACTACGTACCAAATTGTGAAAATTTCGCATGAGGCGAAATACGCATTTGCACGTTTAATATTTTCTGTATCGATTCGGGCATACTTGTAAATTGCCTCTATAGCCTTTGCTATCTGTTGGCGGACTTCAAATCCTTCTGTGTTGTGGTAGATACGTTTTACAGGAATGGCAAACATGAACTCGGTCATACGCTTTGTAAGCAGCTTTTCAAGGCCAATGTAAATGCGTGATGCTTCTTCTTTTGTCCCGTCTTTGCGTATTTTATCTTTTCGTGTTATAGTATCTTTGGCTATTTCATGGAATGATGGTTCATACGCTTTAATAAGAAATTCCCATGAAGGAACACAAACGGATTTTCTTTTTAAGTCATTGATAATATTATCAACGGGTCGGGCACTGTTTAATATAGCGGTTATTTCGTCCATAGGCTTGTTTCGTATTACTTCATACGATTTTTTTTCAAAAATAGTAAAAGTGAATGAATTTCATATACTTTTAAACTATATTTCACACAGTATGTAGTCTACTGTATTTAGTCGCCGTATTTTATCTAAAATAGGATATGATACATCGTGCGTGATTGAAGATGTACTAAAAGCGACGCTATAACCGTTTTGGATTATTTATCAGATAATTTAGTTCATCTTTATATTTTTGCTCACGAATCTGAGCTTTATCAAACAAGGTTCCAGACCCTCTACAAGGTTTCCATCCCATAATTTATTCTTTTTTACAGAAGATTATCATATTTATTTTTTCACTTTTATCAAAAATCGCAAGCGTAAGTATATTGATTTTTTAGGCTTTCTAAGGCTTTTTCTGTAACAAGGTATGCATAACTGTTGCTGCTTATGCGCTTGATAGAACGTGTCTTTTTGAGAACAACAGGCTTATTGAAGATGATTTCATACCTGTTACCACAGCTCGTTATTCGAAAATCAACACTACGCTTGTATCTATCTAATTCTGTTTCTTTGTATTCACCTTTGGAGACAAAATTAGGATTGGACACAAAGTAGCCTTCTGCTACCAATATACCATTTGAGTTATATACTTTCATAATCGTGTTTTCATGACATTATCAGTAATTTTGTTCCCTGTACTATCAAATACTTCTATAGTTGGTCTACCTCCGTTATCAATAGGAGAAATAGCCTCTGATGTTTCATATAAAGTTTCTCCGTCTGTAACCATTATCTGCTTGTCATCTTCAAAACAAAGTACATCTTCACCTTCCCATGATTTTATTATTTCTAACGCTTCTTTATAACTTTCTGCTTCGATAGAAAACTGGGTACGCTCCCAACATGTTACTTTGCGGTCCTGATAAAAATCAAATGTTTTCATTGCTCTTATGTAATATATCTTATTTTATTTCACTTATTGTAAGTTCTGGATATTCTGCGCCTCTTGCATTTTCCAAAAAAATCATTGTGTTGCAAAAATCAACTGCTTCTTCGTATGTTTCAAACTTAAATGTTACACTTGAACCTTTCTTTGATACTTGGTATTTCATCGTTCTTGTCTTTTAATTGTTAGTAATGTTGTTTGTTTTAGTATTGTAAAGATACTCATTATCAGTGAGTTAACCAAATATTTACAACCTTATTTTGCTCATAATCAGGAGTTTAACTTTTGGTAACTTTGCAGTTCCCATTTATATCCTGCTTCGTCCCATTATAAAATCTCATCATGTTTATTCTTGTATTAATTTTTTGCTTAATATTTTTCTTTTTGAGTTGTTCACCCCACTGATAGGCTTCCTCAATGACACTCTTGCAATGTTTCTTCTCCCAATTCTCGCAGAAAGGATATGACTTGTATATACTCTCAATCATGTTTCAAATAATTTTTTATAACTCATATTTTACTCCTAATTTTCATCAAATATGCTTTCGATTTTTTCGTTCACCCTGTCACATGTATCTCCAAAGGAAATGGCAAAAGATTCGTCGCCTACACGGTCTATGATGGATCGCAGGTCACGGGCGATGTGGTTGAACGCTCTCAGTTCTTCCAGCATAGGAAGGGTAACAGTGCCGTCGTATTTTTTCAGGAGTGAGAGCAAATCGACGGCGGAGGATTCTGCAATGTCCGCCAACACTGGGATTTTTCTCAGGAGGCGATTACATTTCTCTTTGTCCTCTTTGCTCATGGTGTCGGTGATTGTTTTTGCCGTGACTTGCTCTCGGGTTTGCAGTAGTCGGTCGTATTGCCTTCGTAAGTTGTCAAACAGAGCGAAGTCACCCCTTCTCAGAGCTTTCTCCATCTTCCGGCTGTACTCCTCTTTCAATATCTCGATGTTCATATCAAAACAATTTTAACTGTTCAACTTTATTTTCAATCTTAACTATCTCTTCAATGATTCGTTTCATTATTTTTTGTCTTATATAATTTTATAAGGTTTATAAAATAAAAAAGCTATCTCAAATTTTATTTTGAGATAGCATCAAAAAAAAAGGGAAATCTGCCAGTAGGCAGCTCTATACCTAAAAAAGAGGGTGATTATACCTTTTTATATTTCCCTTTAAGGTCGGTTTCATAAACATCTACGACCTTATCGGCAAGTACACTAAGATCTCTTGACATGCTACGATTCCTCGGTGGATAGCCTTTATGGAATTTTACTACATTAATTTTTGTCATATTGTCTTTAACAAACCTTATTGCTTCTGAATAATCGTAGTCTCCACTGACAAGAATAATTTTATCACATTTTTTACCAACACTAAGGGAAATCATTTTCACAGCTAGTGAAATATCAACTCCTTTTTCACCAACATAAGTATGTTTATATGGATCAATTTTTAAAACTCCTGTTTTAACCATTTCTATATTATCATGTTCAAGACATAATTGATCGTAGGCATATTCTATATTGGCAAATTTCTCCTTTTGCTTTTTAATCCATTCCAAAATTGAAGAGCATTCACTATTCACACTATCTTGTACTGTCTTAGGTATAGCGGAAAATTTACCATTTTTATAATTTTCAAGATGGGTCCTATATTTCTTGTATACAATTGAATTACGAATATTGGTTTCCGTATAATACGTATCAAGTATTTTGGCTGGCCTGAACCAATAGGCTCGTATAAGTTCTTCTCCGGCATCAATCATTGAATTGAATAATACCGTCCAATCAACTTCTTTTTCTATAATACTCATCTCTTGCAGACTATAATACAGGTTCTGCCCATCTACTAAAACTACTACTGTCTTTGCCATAAATGCAATAATAAAAATAAAGAAAGCCACCCACAATAGATGGCTTAGTATAAATCTGGCATAATGCCCATTGTAATCACGCTTAATGCGCATGTTTAAGGTTCAAGGTAAAACCCTTAAATTTTCATATCAAACGATATGACGTTGCAAATATAAGTATTCCAGTTAATAAAACAATCATTTTTAATGACTTTATTTGTTAAAATATATATATCAGATTTATTCGTCTTACATAATTATTTCAATATCAACTCTCTTGGTTCTTTATCCTCCCATTTTACTTCTGGGAATAAACTGTCACTTAATACAACAACAGTAGTATTTTTGTCTCTAAATCCCCATGTATACTTACATTTAACTGGTTTAGTTGAGTACATAAACAATTTTCCACTTTCGTCCCTTGCTATCCACATAGCTTGCTTCTCCTTAATAATTTTATCATTTATAATAAACTGACCTCTAATTTTTGTTGGCAAAATATTCGTAATGTTTGCTCTATGTTCTTCACCGTGCATAGTTTTGAGCAACGGGTGTATTTCTTTGGGCATAGGAGCGGGACAATCTTTGCAATGTACTACTATTTCAAAATGTTGTTTTTGTCCATTCTTGTCCTTACTACCACAGCATTCACAATGAATAGGATAATAGAAATAAGTCCTTTCTAATGGTGCTTCTTTGCCACAGATTTCACATTTACCAAATTCAATTTCTCCCATGATTATTCCAAAGTTTAACTAATTGTTTTTCTGTATATGGTTCTTTTATACCCATATTTGCATTCACATACCATATTCCTATGGAATCAATAAGTATGAATCTATTTGCATCTACCCGGTATATCTCATTATCGGGGTATGCTTCCTTTACAGCAGTTGTACAGTCTCCATTTGTATAGCAGCTTGTTAGTATAATCGATACTAATAAAAGCAATAGGAATTTCTTCATAGTTACTCCTCCCACTCGATTTTAACGGTATCAACATAGTCAAATCCTACTACGGAAGATTTTTTTGCTTCCTCTTTGGTCGGGTAAATACTTGCCATGCAAGGGATTTTCTTTCCTACATTATATGATTTATATACATTCACCCACCCCTCTTTCTTCTGGGGGAACATCATGAGGTCGTATTTATCAATCTGGTCGACAAAAAATCTACCATTTTCAAGATATTGCAAAACAGTTTCTTTATTACAATCGTATATTAAAGCAACAATTGGTTTATTACATTTTGCGTCGAAGCAAATAATCCTTGCCTTTCTTCCGTCCCTTGTGCAGACTGGTTTGCCTGCTTTGGCTGCTTCAAGGTCAAATTCTTTTAAGTTCAATTTCTTTTCTTCCATATCTTCTTTGTTTTGTTTGATTTCTATACTTATTATTTTTTCATGCCAATCATATAATACATAATCATCGCATATAGGTTTATGATTTTTAAAATCTTCATATACCATGAAGTTTTGAACATAAACTTTACCGCCTTTAAAAATTTTGTCGTATATAAAATGTGGTTCTCCGACCTTTTCAAGTTTCTTGAAGATTGCGTGTTTATTGTCAGTTCTTCTTACTTTGCTACATGCCCCAAATACTTCATCTGCTATGTCGCTTTTAGTACCGCTTCCACATTCAGTGGTACGAAGTGAACATTTACCACAACTATCACATTCTACACACTGATACCACTCACCGTTGTACTCAAATATTTCTCCTACTTTTCTTTCCATATCTTACTGTATTTTAATCGTTCAAATTCTATTATCTCCTTATCCCATAGTTGGGCCACGAAATGTTCTAACCGGCAACCTTTGGATTTTTCCCAACCGGGGCAAAGGCATATCATGTCGCATTCCATAAGAGCCTTTATATCGTTTCCCAGAAGTTCATGATAGGGTTTGTCCAAATCGGGGTTTACATCGAAGTCTATCGGTGTGACGACACGGTAGCCTTTCATTTCGAGGACTCCCGAAACGTATAGTATTTCACTTTCCACTTCATCGAAGTCCCTGCCAGTAATGGGTAGGGAGATGTAGATTTTCTTTTTACTCATAATACAACAATGTTAACTAAACTATTAAAAGAGTTAATTTGATATTTGATAACTAAATATCGAAGTCGATTTGCATCGAACTTGATTCGGAACATTAACACCTCCTTTCCGGCGAACTGTCATTCGCCATCATCTTGTCCATTCTCGTGTGAGAAAGACATTAAGCCCAATGTCCTGTAACTTTGGGCTTTTTTTAGTTGCACTTGACAGGGTGCAACTTATAGCTTGTCGATACAGGTCGGCAGGCAGAACGGAAAGGAGGTGTTAATGTGAAAGATCAAGTTCAAAATGAAAGTGGGAAAATCCGCATATTCTGCCGTTATATCATCAAGAACGGTAAAAAGATTTACCCTAAAAGGTCTAAATACTTTTCGTTCTTGGTGAGCGATAAGAAAAGTGCGTGATTTCGCTTTCTATGGGAATGTACAGGCATTCCCTTTCATCTCTACTCCTACTTCTTTTCCTTCCATAATTTCACTTTACCAGTTCGAAATCATACACAAATACATAGGGGTTGTTCTCCCATGTGCCTTTACCGATTATCTTGTCAATTAAGTATGAATAAGCCCCTTGTGGCGTGCAAAAAGGATCTTTTTTTAATGTCGGAATATAATATGCGTCCATAAAATGGGTATCTGCACTACCACATTGCCCCTTTATTATTCCCTCTTTCAAACAATCTTCATCTGAAATATCTTGTAACCGTTCAACACGTACATTGGTTATGCGGATTTGGTGAGGCATTAGCTCTGGCTTCACATACATTTTATTTGTCCAGCCTGCACCGTTTGGGAATAAATTAGGATTGCACTCATCATTGTAAAAGGAATTGTAGCTTTGAGCGACGGCTACGATTTCACCTACTTTATATGGGAGTCGGAATATGCTACCACCTTCCAGCTTTGCTCCATAACCACAGAACTCGCAATAAACACTACCATCTTCGTTGACAATCAAACTCATGGGTTTGTCCTTCCAATATGCTGATTTATACCAACGATGTACCGTAGAACAGTCCTCCGGTTGTGGATTCATTATCCGCCTTGTCTGAGTTTTTATACCTTCAAGTACGGCTTTTGTGAGTCCGTTTTTATCATTGAACATTATTTTCTTCATATTTCAATCGCCATTAATTAGATAAACTTCTGTAACCTCGTCGTCTCCATATATCTTACCCATAGAATAGACTTTTAAATTATTAAAGAAATCGCCACTATCTGAAAGATAAAACACTTCGGCTGACTTATCTTCTACTTTTTCAAGTTCGTCAATCAATTCTTGTACTGTCATACGCTTTTCTTTTTTGGTTTATATCCGCCTATTTTGTAATCGTATTCAAAGCAGTTCGGACAGTATAGCTTATCATCGATAATTTGCCAGCCCATATAAAGAGCATCTTCTATGGCCAGTCTTTCTTCACTCCATACAAAACCTTCTTTATTCATACAAGTTTTACCACAATTGTCGCACTCGGCTTGGTACACTTTTGCTTCCCGTATCATATAAATTCCTCCTGTTTATTTGGTAACAAGTCTTCTACATATGCCCAACGTTGTATATTAATTCCACGTGAAAAATTTACCCAATTTTCGGAATCATAAAAGGTATCAAAGGCACAGTCTCCAAGTTGAGCAAGATATATTCTATTCCTTTCGGGTTCTTCACTTACCTCATGCCACACTGAATTTATCCGCCAGTTTGCACCGTCATTGAAAGCCTCGGCAAAAGACTCCTTCATTGCCACAATGTCACACTCGTAAGAGGTCTCCCCAGGATACCAACTATTTTCTTCGGCATAAGAATATGCAGCCTTTTCAATATCTTCTATTTTCATCGCTTCTCTATTTTATATTTCCACTTTTACATAGTTACTAAAACAGCAATACATATATTTTCCAGAACAATAACTTATTCGATAAGTATCGTTTATATACTTACAGTATGAATACCATTTTCCCTTTAAAACAATCTCATACATTATGCCTTTATGTAGAAAAATGTCTCCGACGTTTAAGTTAAATAGTTCCACTTTTTCATTTGCTGTCATGGGTACTATTTTTATTAAAATCAACTTCAACAAGATGACTATCTATTTCTTCTATAACCTCAATGGCCGCTTGTAAGAATGCTTTATTAGTTGTACGGATATATCCTGATCCGAACTTACCCATCTTGTACTTGTCTGCCGTAAAAACGATATATTGCTTTGCAAACAGAATGTTGATACAGCATTTTAATCGTTCAATCATTGCTTGTCTCCTTTCAGTAGTTCGGGGTTGTCGTGGATGTTGCCGAGAACGTAAGAATCAAAATAAATCCTTCTTAATGGAAAAGGTCTGTTTGAACTACCAATCTGACGGTATTCAAACATGCCATTTTTAAAATAGACTTCAAACTTGGGTTCATACGCTTTAACTTGAAATATGTCACCCTCGTAGATTTCTTTTCCGTCGGCGTCATACAGCCCCGTGAACATACCTATCGTTTCTCTACGGACATCGTATCTAATCTCTTGATTGTTTTTGTAATCTACGATTTCGCAATTACCGCTATCGTCAATTATCAGATTGCCGTAAGCCCATTGCCCGTTATCGAATCGTTTGCCACGAAAATTAATTGTCCTGCTCATTGCTCTCCTCCTTTCATAAGTTCTATTTCTCCCATATCTGTATGATTTTATAATTTATTGAAATAAACTGACTTGTATTCTTTTCAAGACCTTTTCATTTGCGTCGTTATAGAACTGTTTGTTGACCTCGAAGCCATATGCCTTTCTTCCCAATGAGGCTGCCGCATACAGGGTCGTGCCGCTTCCTGCGCACGGGTCGATGACAACATCTCCCTTGTCCGTGAATATCTCTATCAACCGTTTGAGAAGCGGGACAGGTTTCTGGCAAGGGTGGCATTTGGGCGTGGTGTTGTCCCTCACCCAATCGAAGCAGTTGAAAATCATTCTCCCGTTGTTGTTGAATTTGGGCAACTTGTCACGATAAAGGATAAGACCGTATTCGCAGTTGCCGACGACCTTCATGTTTGCTTTCAATACTTGCGCCGAGAAGTCCTTGCGGAAAACCAGCGGTATGTAGTGATTTAACCCGTATTTGCGTCCTAACTCTATGAATTTGAACTGTTGTTCGTACTCGCAGAACAGTATCATGCAGGGGGATTTGCCGGCTTCTTTCGGTTCTTTCACGAGCATTTTGGAACAGAAGTGCATGAACTCGGACGGACGGAACTCGCTGTCGGACGAGAAGAATTGTTTGCCTGCCAATGCGCTCTCGCCGTTTTTGTTGTCTCCGTCGATATACCATGCGGGGTTGCTGGCGTAGGCGTTGTCTCCTAAGCAGTTTCCGCTAAAACAAATGGAGCCATTTCTGCGTACTAAAAATACGCTATTCTTTTTTAGTGTTAAGCACCATACTTTGCCTGTATAATCTGCAACAACTTTTTTGTTGCCGTATTTTATATTGCGAGATAATGGGTTATATTGAAACTGGTACAAATCACCACTGTTTATCCGCTTTGTATATATTTGACATAGTGTCCCTAATTTTAAAGCCACCTCCTGCAATCCCAAGATTAGTTTTTTAGAAATAGAACTAATTCTTATCCCCGGACCATTCTGCGAACTATCTCCAAACGTATAAGACTCCCAAAATATTTTTAGTTTATCCGTAGGCAAATCCAATATCCAACGTGGTATAAACTTATCAGCACTTCTGCCAAATTGTTCAAGATAGCAATACAGTTGTTTTGAGTAGATATTATAGTTTGCACTATCTCTACCTTTGTTTTGGGATTCTGAAAATTTGAATGGTAGATTGCTTAGTATCTTGCGGACTTTATCACGATCACGATTGTGTTGTTTGATACTTACTGTGTAACCTGAACCGCTACATCTTGAATAAGAACCGTCAGCGAGATATAAGCCAAAGAAGCGTAACCAATCAATAGTATTTATAACGACATCTTCGGTGGTGTGCGAATTTAGTGTTTTCCCATTATGTTTTATCTCTACTCCCGGGATAACCACTATATCGCAATCCGTGAAATCAGTCCAAATATATCCAGACCGTGGTACAGATGAAGCCGCAGTAATATTTTTAGCAAGCCGTATGTTTTCAGTGTTTATACGTTTTCTGTTTCGGATACGTTCTCCAAATTTTAAATTGGGTGTAAACTTTTCAACAGTATAGCACCTATGATTTGCAGATACAAACAAGTCAATGTTTTGGTTTTTGAATTGTATCATGTCCTCATCATTATCTCTCACTATAATATTTGCGATGCCGCTATATTCCATTCTTTGTGTTTGATGATTAAGTGACAGTACTTCATCTTCTGGTAGAATATCAGTATATTTTTTCCAACCGTTTCTTGTGAAGCACTCCGTTTCAGTGTCGTAACAATACGGCACATCTGCTATAATCAGCTGCGCTTTTGGCAGCCCATAGACTTTATAATTCTGGAATGAGTCGTTGTAAAGCTCTATGTCTTTCATACTTAACTTTCCTTTTTGCTGTATTTGTCGATAATTTCTTGAATCTGACCGGGTGTCGCTTTCTCCTTTTCACGCAGCTCCCATTCCCGTTTCCTTTCCTCCTGCCTTTTTTTGTCTTCATAGAACCGCAATAGATTCTCCCTGTCAGAATTAAATTTTTTCAATGACCTTGTCACTGTACCCGGAGTAAAAGTGCCGAAAAATTGATCGTATTTGTCTTGTTTGAATCGCTGGAAGAATACCATGAACTCGGTAAGCTTAAAACGGCCATAGCCTAAGATAATTGTCCGTGCCAGTTCGATAAAATCTGCTGGTTCCATGCCATTTCGAACTTTTGAAAATTCTGCGAGTTCAAAGAGCTGTATGGACAGCCATGATTCAGCTACGCTATCTCCAAATGTCCGGGCAACTCTTGAAATACTCGGTGCATGTCCGGTGAAACAACGCTCCTCGTTTTTGCAGTATTCCGTCTGCTTGTCTGGGCTAAAAAGGTAGAGCAGATTCTCCCCCGTCTTGTAAGTTGCCAGTATCTCCTGTTTCCAGCTTGGCGGCGATGGCTTTTGCAAACTCTGCATATCGCTCCTGTTTGGTCTTGGAATTAGGTTTTTGATGGATTCCGGATTGCTCATCTCGTGCTCGTTTTAGTTCGATTATTAACCAGCGGGCAAAGTGTTGTTGTGCATCGCTGACGCTTTTTCTTGCAATGCCCTCGTTTTGAAGTTTACGGATATATGCCTCGATATATAACCTCGATTCGTTCTCGTCGATGTGGTTGTTCATCGATAGCGTTTCTATCCACGTTTGATTTGAGAGTAGTTCTTCACGCAGTTCTGTCAGTGGCTTGTCAACGTCTTTGCCAAAATCTTCTTCTTTTTCTTTGCTTCTCGATAGAGAAGTTTCTTTTAAATCATTATCATTATCATTTTCATTATCATTTTCATTTAAGCCCCCACTGGCTCGTTTGGCTCCCACTGGGTTATTTGGGGTCGAGTGGCTCGTTTGGCTCCCACTGGGTTTAGTTTTAACCGTTTCAGAGTTTTTGTCATTACCTCCTTTACGCCCGTTGTTCCGGTTTCTCTCGACAATGCCCTGATATTTGAGTTCATCTATCTCGAATTGATTCTTGAAAAACTCAAATGCCATTTCAATGTCCTCCTCTACCGTAACCTCCTCGCCAAGTTGATATTTGAATATTGCTCGAAACAGCCTGCCCAGTTGTTTGTCCGATAATCTCGATATGGGTTTGTAAAATGATTTATAAATCAAAAAGCTGTCTTTCATTTATTCTTAATATTGATAGTTATTCTCTTTTCGTATCATACTTTTCAATTATCATAATTCCTTCTTCTGTTTTATCTCCGTAAACGATATGACAGCCAAACTCATGAACCAATATATCCAAATCTTCTATGGTTTCTATCTCAGTATAGAGATTAAGGGTATTGGTATCTATCATTTCCCTTATAACTGGCAATCTTGACTCAAACAATGAATCTTCTAAACTTCTTAGATAGATGTCTCCTCGTTTAAAGGTATTCATGCTCGATGTTATTAATTTCACCTTTAATGTTTTTGATTTATCGGGATCGTCATTATAATAAAAACGAGCTGACGATAATTGATTGAAATTAACAATAACATGATTATCTTCTTGGAATTTCTTTATTCTATTATGAATATCTACATATTGATCATAGTTGATAATAGACTTTATAAAAAGGTATTCCAAACATAAATCAGATATAACTAATTTTTCTCTGTTTAATTTGTCTTCCGATTCCATATTAAGTTTCAGTAATTGAAAATGCCCACCCGTTCAGGGTCTTGTGCTTGTCAATCTCACCGGTTTTGCATAGCTCGTTTATCTCGGATTTAAGCGACTGGATAACCACCGACTGTATCTCGGTAAAGCTCGCTATGGAGGGCTCCTTGTTATTCTTTTTCTTTTCCTCGATAATGGAGGATATAACTTGCTTGGCTATAATCATGGTTATTCTTGTTTTAACAATTCTGGGTTATGAGAATACAGCCGGCAGATACTTGTGCCGGTAAACGTTTTTCAGATAGGTTATCATTTGGTCGTAGCTCTTGATAAAGCCCTCGTTGATAAGGTCGGCGACTTTTCTTTCCAGCTCGTACAATTCCCGCTGTTTCTTTTCTTCGCCGTATTGGTTGCGGATATTCCTTTCATGCTCGTTGAACACAATCCAGTTCAACGCTTCGCCTACTTTCTGCATGGCTTGTGGCATGAAGTCTTTCCGAACGATCTTTGAAACGGCAGAGCCTAGTTTGTTGTAGGCATCGCCGGCTTCGTTGCGGTACTTTATCATTTCGTCATAGACGAATTTGATTACTTGTACTTCAAATCTTGGATTTAGCCACATAGCAAATTTGACGAATAATACAGGGTGCATCCATGTTCCTCCGCTTTTACCTCTCGATTTTAAATACGCAAGATTCTTCGTGCTCAATTTTTCTTCTTCCAACAAGGCATCTATAAATTCTTTTGTGTTTTTATTGGAAAAGAACTCTTTCAAATCCTTTTGCTTTAAATAGGGGGAATTCCCCCTATTTAGATTTGCATATTCATTCCATTGCCTCAACAGCTCTGTTGCGCAAAAGAATCCGTCTTTTGTTCGCTGGGTTACGTTAAATTCACCCATCTTTCTTTTCATCAGTTGGTTGGTTTTCATAGCATTTGTTCGATTGATAATACTTGTTCGCTCATAATACTAAAATTTACATACCACAAGAAGGTGAATTTATGATGTTTTCGTTGTGGCAATATGTGCACATAGATGTCATTGGCGAATAAACTCTACCGCATTTAGGGCATATCCAGCCCTGCATACCGACAAATGTCTGCGATTTTTCGAGTCTTGTCATCTCAATAGCTTTTAAGGCATCATCTTCTGAAACTCTACGGTATATATGCCCGCCTGCGCAATCTTCTGCGCTTACCGATTTTATAAATTCTTCTGCTGTCATATCATTTGTTTATTTTAGATTCTTATTTCAATCGAAAAGTGTTTTTGGCTTTTCATCGGGGAGAAACAGCCCATTTACAGCTAATACCTGTCTCATCGCTTCTCGATAAGTAACGCCGTTGTTCGTATAGTTCATGAAGTGATTGTACATCTTAGGGTACAACTCATAGCAAAGTTGAAGCCTGTTATCGTCTTTGAATTGGCAACCATATCCGCAGAACATACAGCCTGTTCGTTTTGCCCCTTTATGGTATATATCTGCAATTTTCAATCCCCTCTCTCTTATGTATGCCCAAATGTCATCTTCAAGCCAAATTGATAGAGGCTTTGAATTGATTGTATCGTCAAATTGATTACAACCACCAGCTTGTAAGTATTTCATCTGACGCTGAATGCTTTCAGATGCCATTTCTCCGCTTATTGGAAACAACCCGCTTGTTATATGATATTCATGAAATGGCTTTTTCTTTAATTGATTACAGCATTTTTCGCTTACATCAAACTTTTCGTCAATCAAAAACATCCATTTCTTCGCCAACTTAAATATACTATGACGTTTTACTACAAAATTTTCAAAAACTTTGCCGTCTGGTTTTTTTCTCACCTTACCTATTATAGCAGATGTTGATTTACTGATAAGTGGGAATCCATATTTTTCAAATACTTGGGCAGGTTTTAATGTTGGATATATAATCTCAATGTCATATCCTTCTGTGTTTTTAAGCTCTCGGACGAACCTTACTATATCGGGATATTCATTGCCCGTATTGCAGAAAACAGCCTTTATATCGGGTTTGACGATACGGCATAAATCAAGTAACACGGTACTGTCCTTTCCGCCACTGAACCCAACGTAAACCTGACCGTTTAGACGTGATACGAATTGGTCTATCACACCGAGGCTGTGGTCTATCTTTTGGCGCAGGGTCCAGCTTTGTCGCTCTCTTAATTCTTTCAAGTCCATATCACTTATTAAAGTTTGATTCGACAACCTTGTATTTAATGGGCAATCCGGAGCAGGTGATGGCTAGTAGGGCTGCGTCCCGTTCTTCTTGGTTGCTGCGGGGTCTGTTAAACTCTATCCCGCTCATCTGGCACAACCTCTTCAATTCTTCATGGGTGATCTTGCCGTCTTTCCCTTGCCAGCACTTGCGCAACGGGGATTGCTCCATGACTTGTATTCCGTAATGACTCAGCATTTCGACTATCTTGCGACCGGTCTCTTGGTTGCGACCTACATGCTCGCCTTTCTTGGCTGCGCTCGCCCGTGTGTCTTTCGGTGACAAATGCCAGTTGGATTTGTTCTTCCAACCTGCCTCGACATATACCACGGTGGCATGGCCGAGTTCCGCACCTTCGAATGCCACCGAACGGACGATTTCCAACAACTCCGGGAACGGGTGGCTGTTAACCGTCAGCTTCATGTCGTACAGTCCCAATATGGCAAGTCCGCTGCGCTCCACGTCGGGGTCTATCCCTATCACTACATCATATTTTATTTTTCTATTGTATGTGGCTTGTTCTTCCATTATATTGTATCTTTCTCTTTTTGTTCGGCAGGCGGGACTCGAACCCGCAACTGTATATTCGCTCCTTATACTCGACTTATACCGCTCTCCCGTTTGAACCACTGCCGATACCACCTAAAACACTTATGGCTTATTTCTCCCCGCAGTTCCTTCCTCCGTATGTTGCTCGACCACGTACCCGGATCGGCTTGCGGGGAATGTCTCACATTATGCTCCTATATCAGGTCTATGATTTTGGTTTTCACAATTCCGTCCAACCTCATGTCTTTAAGGCCTTGTCTCATGTGTTCTTGCATGAGGCGGTTGGCTTCGGTGATGTCTTTGGCGCAAACGAGGTTGTAGTACTTCGTTTCCTTTTCATTACCGTTGTCATCGATGAATATGTCTATCAACGTGGCCTTGTAGAAGGGCTTGCCTTCTTCCTTCTCGTTGACTATCTCTATAACTTTTGAACGTGTGATTGAGAACACATCGCAATCATCGTATTGTTCAACGCCTTTTGCTTCGGCCTCGGCGAAATACTCCACGTTGGTGATGTAGTGCTCGATGACTTCTTTCACTTCACCCTTGATATTCTCCTTGTTGACTTTCAGTTTGATTTCGTATAGCATCGCTTTTATTTTTTATCGGTTAAAAACTTCTTTGAACTTCTCGTCGAGAGCATTCAATATTCTCATTCGCTCAGCCGCTCTACCTTGATTATCAGTAGTGTAAATTCTCATTAACAATTGCTCTCGTGATCCATAAAAACAGCCACATGTATAAAATGGAGCAACATTGGGATAGTTGTGTTTATACCAGATATGAGTAGTACCTTGTACTGACACATAGGTATCTTTTACCATAAATTGAAGTTCTTCCGCTTCGTAACCGGGCATGTTTGGGTTTCTTGCCGCATAACGGCGGACATCACAGTCGCTATCCTTTGCCAACTCCGTGAGCACATCGACGGGAGTGTTGGGATTCCCTGCCGCATAACTGCGGACACACCAGTAGCTATCCTTTGCCAACTCCGTGAGCACATC